AAAGCTGCGGATTCAGGCATACCACGCTGACCACAGCCCAGCCACGACACTCTGTTTAAACATGCTGCAAGGGTGCGGCGTTCTTCCTCGACTTACCCCAGAAGAGGGGCCTGTCGAGCTACTAAAGGCACGAGTTACCCTATGATAAACAAGTACGCTTTTATATCTATGCGCCATAGAGCATGCCTAGTTACTATGCCGCCAAAAGATTTCCTAGCTTTGGTTGGCCCCCCTGACCGAAAAACTCATGGGCAAATGAATGCAAGCTTTAAACACTTCGCCTCACTCAAGACGCTTGAGCCTCTATGGCTTCGGATTACCCCGCAACCAGAGGTAGAAGCGTGGCAAGTCATCGACCATGACGGCAGGCACCGCTGCCTATACCTTCTGGCGCTGACTAGGCAAAAGGCAGTTGAGGTAATTGTTGAGCCAGACAGAGGAGACATTGATGACTTCTTTGAAAGCATGATGACCAAGGGGCTGATGTGCGATGACTATGCAGCTTGCGGCTATAGCAAGCATACAATTAACAATCTTGAGGGCTCAGACTTCACTTCAAAGCTGAGTGATTATTGCTTCATTAAACCCTTAACCGGAGAACGCATCTAATGACAGACATTGAAATCCACCGCCCAGACGGTAAGGCGTTTAAACAACTCCTAGAGAATGAGAGCATGGGTCAATGGGTGATGGATACCGAGACTAACGGGTTGGAAGTTATCGGGGATGACGCACCACACTACGCTCATTGGATTGGTTTGATGCCCTTAGGTACCCGCCATGTGTTCATAGTAACCCGGGAGGAGTTTGAAGACTGGGGGCTCCGCGAGACAGTTGAAGGCTTGTCGCTAGTAGGGCACAACCTACGCTTTGATCTCCACGCGCTAGACCTCAAGCCCAAGAAGCCTTGGGTAGATACGATGGTGGCCGCTTACTATCGACACACTACGGGTAAGCTCAGCATGGATCACATAGCCAAGGTCAAGGGTTGGCCTAAGATACCAACCCCAGATGCTTTGAAGCTTGGTAAGATAGCGGAAATGCCTGAGGATGAGTTAGTTAAATACCTAGCTGATGACTGTTTGATTACAGCCAAAATGGCTAAATCATTGCAGGTAGAGCGGGCAGAGTTCGACTACCGTGTAGAGCAGGCGGTTTACGCTATGGAACGGCGAGGCATGCTACTGCTTGGTGACAAGCTGAGCGAGGTAGGCTATCAGCTAGAGGCACTTCTTCAGGTTAGCGAGGCAGCCTTGAGGCAATCTGGGCTAGAAGGAAATTTAAACTCTGCCCGTGCAGTAGGCTCCTGGCTTATTGCCGAAGGTAGGCGGCTACCACATACCCCCAGCGGAAACCCAAGCACAAGCAAAATTGTCCTACAAAAGCTGGCTGATGATGGCGACGAGCTAGCCCACCAGATACTATCTTGGCGCAAGCTGATTAAACTTAAAACTAGCTTTGTGGAACCATTACCAAAGCTAACACAATTCGGTATCCTCTACCCCCGAACGAGTACCACTCGTACAGCAACGGGTCGGTTTGCCTGTAGCTCTCCAAACCTACAGCAGATACCTAAAAGGGGGCCGCTAGGTAAGGCTATCCGAAGCTGTTTAACTTCGAGAGAACAGAATGGGGTCACAGCCTGTGACTTCTCGCAGGTGGAGCTTCGGGTAGCCGCTTCTTTTGCCGGGGAACCTATCCTATTAGAAGCGTTTGACGATGGGCGATGCCCTCATACCGAGGTTGCTGCCAAGATGCTAGGAAAACATATATCTAGCATCAGCACAGAGGAGCGGTTTAAAGCAAAGGCTGTAAACTTCGGCATACTCAACGGCATGGGTGCTAAGCGCCTATCCCTGGAACTAAAGACTAGCAAGCTGGAAGCTCATAGGTTCCTAGCCGAGTATAGGCGTAACCTACCTGGCCTCCATGAATGGATGGAGAAAGTCTGGCAGGAAGCTGAAACCTATCAGTTAGCTAGAACCGTGTCAGGCAGAACTAGAATCTTTAGTGTGCGGGAAAAAACCCGGCCAGCAATCAGCGTGATTGTCCAAGGGTCTGCCGCTGAGTTGATGAGGGCAGCCCTCGTTGCCGCCGAGGAGGCGGGTTTAAAGCCAATCCTATCGGTGCATGACGAGGTGCTAATTGGCGGGAAGGAAGGCGGGGAAAAGCTGCGGGAAGTTATGGAACACGCCGCCAATAATGCTTATCCTGATACCTTCGACAATGTGACATTTCCAGCCCACTCGCAAAGCGGGGACACTTGGGGCGATGTCTGATACCAATTCAAAGCACGAAGAATCAATTGCCAATCTAATTGATAGGCGCGTCCGTGACGCTCTATCTGAAATGGGCGATAGACCACCCAGGGACAAGGAGGCCCTGGCTGGAACTGTGGAGAAGCTACTAAGGGCTAAGCCTATGGCTGCTGACCACGGGTTAGACCTCCTACAACTGCTCCGAAACCTAGACCGAGGCCCTAAGCCTCTAGAGGATACCAATGAGTGACGAGTTTGATGCCGACGCAATCCTTAACAATCCGATCACAGAAGCGGAATACGAAGGCAAGCGTATCTTGACCCCGGAAGGGGCTTACCCTGACTGCACTATCTCCGATGTCCGTGCGTTTGAACCGCACGAAAAGGCTTTGGAGAAGGGTGTCCAGGCAAGGCTTCTGGTCAACTTCGACTGTGGAAACAGCGATGTAGACCTTTCGACCTGGATCAACTACAAGCAACCTATTAATCCCCGTGCGACTTACGCCAAGATGCTTAAGGCAGTTTGGCCCGATGCTGACGCAGCCAAGGGCAAGACTCCACGCGATCTGATTGGCGAGACAGTCAATATCAATGTCTTCCATGAGGAAGGCGACTTTGGGGAGTGGGCCGAGTTTCGGTTTACTCCCGCCAATTAGTTTCTAGGAGCCCGGGGTAAGGAAAGCTATGCTAACTTGACCTAGTGCAGCCTACCATAAAATATCTCGGGCTCCTTTCTCAAGCTGTTACCGTGCTGGGAAGCGTTGGAAAGATTTGTCCCCCCTAGACAACCTTTACTGTCTCCTGGCACGGTGACACATTCTTGGGCCCCTTTACCTACTACCGGAAGCGTAACAATGAGTCAGCGTTCGGTTTACTATCCCCAGATCATTACCCTAGGTACCGCTGAATTTCTTTACCTGCGGGACGACCAGGGAGCCCGCTGGATTCGATTAGATAACATCCTGTCCATAGTCCCTAACTTTCGCCTAGGGGGCTCTATGATCTTCATAGGCGGCGCAGACAAGGCGATAACCGTTGACATTGAACCCCATGAAATCAAAGATTTCCTAGAAGAGGAGTAACCTATTGAAAAGAAAAGCTCTACCTAAGCCGGAAAGTCCCTACCCTGACTGGTCCCGGTTCCTGAAAGACATTTGGATGCACGGCATGGCGGTATCCAACATTGACCAAGAGATTGCTGCTAGCCACATTAGCGATGCAGCCAAGTCCATCCTTGAGGTGTTTACACGCCGCAACGAGGCGAAGACAATTCGCCCCTCGTTTGGTATAGCTTGCGCCCGCCAGACTTACTACAGCCTCCAGGGGGAGGACTCTGGCAAGATGCCTGACCACATTGGTTCTACCTTCGCTGTGGGACACTTGCTCCATGAGCTATCTTACGCAGCCGTGAAATCTGCCATTCCGGAAGGGTTTACCGTCAGCACAGAAGTCAAGACCGACCTGCCCGACTGGTGGCCTACAGACATAGATCACTTCAATCAGAAGGGGCATGTAGATATGCTGATTTCCTGCGATAGTAGGGAGGCTTGGCATGACCATTTCCTACCCCCTGACCAACCAAACACCATGCTTATTGACTTCAAAACAATGGGGAGTTACACCTACAGGAAGCATGGCAAAACTGTATGGGGAGAAGACCCCGATGCTTTCGGGTATCTAGCTCAGCTGTCTGTGTACGCAGATGCCCTCGGCCTTTCAGATACGGGGGCAATCATCGCTGGCATCAACCGTGACTCGTTGACTCAGCCCCTAGCCCCGAGATTTATCGACCCCTCTGCACTCAAAGCAGAGCTAGCCCGAGTCAAGATTGCTATTGAAATGGCAGTTGAAGGCTCCGACCCAGGAGAGGAGTTCCTAGTACGACATGGAAAAGATGCCTACTTCCAATGCGGGCGAGGCGGCAGACCAGGATACTGCCCCTTCAAAGAAGTCTGCAAAGAAAACCCAACCCGAGAAGACAGCGAGTGACAAGCTTTTTCTAATTGACGAAATGGCTACGCTGCCTGACGGGGATCTAGTCAAGATTGGACTGGCCGTTATGGTAATCCTCCACCAAAGGTCTGCCGATTTTGACGGCGAAGGTGCTGACCAAGATGAGTAGCACCAAGGAAATCATCGAAGAGAGGGGGGCTGCCTACGGGCCTCCCTCTGAAAACCATGCTAGGACTGCGCTATTTTGGGCTGCTTACATGCGTAATCGAGGCTATGAGTTTAAACCGCTTACGCCAAATGATGTTTGCTTCCTAAACATCCTACAGAAAATATCCCGCTGTATGAGCAAGGCTGGCCCTAGCCAAGACAGCTTGCAAGACATTCAGGGCTTCGCTGAAAATTTGCTTACCTTAGGCGAATTTAGCGATGGAGAATAGAGGGTTTGTTACCGGGGCAAGCGTAGACAACCAGGATCTTCTTCCTTGGTGGATCGGCTGTGTCCAAAAGCATGCGCCCAAGGTGCCCTTTTCAATAGCTGACCTGGGCCTGTCAGGCAAGTGCAGGCATTGGTTAGGCAAGCAGGACATCGTTGTTCAGGATGCCTACTACCAGAAAGCTTCTTACCCCTGGTTCCTCAAACCAAGGATGCTAGCCGAAGCACCGTTTAAACAAGCCTGCTGGCTAGACCTTGACTGTGAAATGGTAGCCGACTGCTCGGATATTTTTGACTATGCCAAGCCAGGGAAGCTAGGTTTAACCGTTTGCGTAGATACCAGATTGCTAAACCATTATCCTCCCAGCAGCTACAATCAAATGGGAATCAACGAGGGTGACTCTGTGGCCAACCCTAGTTGGACAGGATCAAACCAGTCTGCCCCCTACTGGTGGGCTACTGGGGTAGTGTTGCGGGATGGGCCCACCGAACTCCTTGACCGCTGGCTAGAGCGTACTGAGAAAGAGCGTGAGCGCGGGGATCAAGAAGCGCTGCGCGGGCTGTTAGATGACTACCCTAGCCTTCATAAGGACATCTGGCCGCTTCCCCCCGCCTTCCAATGGCTCAGGAAGGCTCCAAGGCCCCATCCCTACCCCCGAATCATCCATTGGACGGGGAAGCGAGGGAAGAAGTTTATACGGCTCCACCGCTTCTCACCCACCATGAAGGCCAACGGACTTCCTTGGTGATGTTTAAACCTAGTCTGTGGTGCGCTACGAAACGGTTGACCTGTTTAAAGGTGTCTGGCCAATCGGCCTCATGGTAGTCATGGCCAGCGAAGATACCCCCGCGCCTAACCTTGGGGTACCAGTCAAATAGCGTTTTGCCAGCATCTTGCCCCGTGTGGGCATAGCCATCGACATAGATAAAATCAAAGCTTCCGTCTGGGAAAGCTTCGCGCGCCTCGGCAAAGCTAGCGCGCAACACCCTAGCCGTTGGCAAGCGCTCAAGGCAACCTAGATACTCTGCCAGCCCGTGATGGTCTGACCAGCGATCTATACACCAGAGCTTGAAGAAGCGGCCACTATCTAGCAATACCTTGCTGTAGGCCCCCTTAGCTACGCCTAGCTCAGCGCCAATAGCTTTCTCAGGTAATATCCTAGGGAACCACTCTCTAGTCAGGACAAGCGGCTCAGGCATCCGAGCAATCCCCACCAGGGTAGGGATAGCCACAGTTATTGCATGGCGCTTTGATTCCACAGACAGGAGGTTTTTTTAAGTTTGCCCCGCATTGCATACATTGGAATTTTTCAGGCTCTGGGAAAGAAGGCGGGAAACCTGTGGGCGCTACATTTTCTGCGGCCTCTGCTTCAGCATCATTCTCGTTCATTCGCTAGCTCTTTAAGTTCTTGCAGATATTTACCTGCCCGCGCATGTAGCCTATCGAGTTCACGGTGAATCTCTTTGTAGGCCCCCGTCCGAGTTACATTGAATAGGGTTTCGCCGTATGAAGACCCTTCGGGGGAAGTAGCTACTCTAGCAAACAGGTCACGCTCTAGCTCT